TAAAACTGAATTAGATTATATATTTAATACCACCATAGATCCTGAAGGTAGGGAGGTAAAGAATGTTATTAAAATGATGATAGAAGATGGTTTGATGATGGCGATTCCAGGTGGTAGTGATGGTTATATAAATTTTTTACAACCATTCTTATCAATAATAAAAAAAGAAAAGAGTTATTTTAGTCAAATTAATGTTTAAAGAAATGAAAAAAAATCAACAAAATTATCAAAGTTATCCGTATGAATTCTTATTTATGATTAACGGAAACCCAATTGTAGGAAGAAATTTTAATATTAAAAATTTCAATAGAGACTCCCTTTTATCATATGAAGTAAAAGAGGTAGTAGATAGTGCAGTAGAAGTTATTAGAGAACATTTTAAAAATAATACATATGATTATATGGAAAAGTATTCTAATTTTTATACTACGGCAGAAGAAACAGAAAAGGTTGACATATATGACAACGAAGACTTCTTCACCTTTCAGTTAAAGGTTAAGGATAGAGTTATATGTGAAAAAATATTTAGTGGTAACGATTACCCGCCAAATGTTAGATACGATGTGGATATAAGAAAAATTATCCCTAAAATCATCGATTATTTGCAACAAGGGTTAAGTATGGAAAATTATACAAAAAATTACTGCGGTTATAACCTAGATGGCATATTTATTAATAACTAAAATCAGATATAAGAATGGCGAAAAATGAGAGTATTAACTTAGGCTATTTAGGCTATAGTTTTCAAGTAAAGTTAGTAAAACAATTAGTGGAAGATCATAAATTTTCAGAAACCATCATTTCAATAGTTGACCCCAACTATTTTGATAATGAGTATATGAGACTAATTGTGGCTAGTTTGAAAGATTACTATGAAAAGTATGAAACAATACCTTCTTATGAAACTATCTTTAATTTAATTAAAACGCAAGTCCGTAGAGAAATAGCAAGAGAATCGGCAGTAGAATTAATTAAAGAGGTAAAAGAATCTGATAATAAAGACTGTTTACACATACAAGATGTTGCCATTAAGTTCTGCAAACAACAAGAACTTAAGAAGGCTACTCAGAAAATCCAAAAGATATTAGATAATGGAGATTTTGATAGATATGAAGAATGTGAAGAATTAGTAAAACAGGCTATATCAGTTGGTACAGAGAAGGATGAAGGTGTTGATATATTTCACGCTATCGAAGATGTGTTATCGGAAGATTTTAGAAGCCCTATCGCAACAGGTTTGACGGGAATCGATAACCTTATGGGTGGAGGATTATCTAAGGGTGAATTGGGTGTTATTTTAGCCGCATTTGGTGTTGGTAAAACAACTATTATGACTAGAATGGCAAACACTGCGTATTTGATGGGTAAAAACGTTGTTCAGATATTTTTCGAAGACAATGTTAAGGTTATCCAAAGAAAACACTTTACTTGTTTCACTGGTATCGGATTAAGTGAATTAGGTGATAGAAGTGAAGAAGTAAAAGAAGCCCTACCAAGATTCCAAAACTTAGAGAATAATTTAATTTTGAAAAAGATGTCTAGTGATGGTACAACAATTACCCACATCAAACAATATCTTAGAAAATTAATTTCTTCTGGTATTAAACCTGATATTGTTTTTTTAGATTACATTGACTGCGTACAACCAACTAAAGTTTTTAAAGACGAATACAGTGGTGAAGGAAATGTGATGAGACAATTTGAAACTATGTTATCTGAACTAGATATCGCTGGATGGACTGCGGTACAAGGAAATCGTAGTTCTATTGGAGCAGATTTAGTGGAGGCTAATATGATGGGTGGTTCTATTAAAAAGGGGCAGATAGGTCACTTTATTTTATCGGTAGCAAAAACATTAGATCAAAAAGAAGAAGGAAGGGCTACATTGGCAATTCTTAAATCTAGATTTGGTAAGGATGGTGTTGTTTTCGATGATATAGTTTTTGATAATGGTACTTTAGTTATTGACACTAGTGAAAGTAATGATGTCACACTTTTAGAACATGGAAAAGGTTTGAAAAAGAAAGATTCAGATTTTATTGCTAGTACAATACAAAAGAAAAGAAGTACTCCAATGAATAATAACTGATTTATAAATTAATAAAAAAAATGGTTTATAATATAAGTCATTGTGGAAACAAACACCCTAATAAATAATAATAAAAAATAAAATAAAAAATGGAGTTATCAAACAGAATTCTATCTGACATTACGGTATATATGAAATATGCCAAATATCTACCTACAGAAAATAGACGAGAAACGTGGGAAGAGTTAGTTACTAGAAACAAAGAAATGCATCAAAAAAAATACCCTAACATTAAAAATGAGATTGAGGGAGTTTACCAATTGGTGTACGATAAAAAAATATTACCATCAATGAGAAGTTTACAATTTGGTGGAAAACCGATAGAAATATCACCTAACAGAGTATATAACTGTGCATATTTACCTATTGATCATGTTGACGCATTTTCAGAAACAATGTTCTTACTTTTAGGTGGAACAGGTGTTGGGTTCTCAGTACAAAAACATCACGTTGAGGCGTTACCTGATATCAAAAAACCAAACCCTAATAGAAATAGAAGATATCTAATTAGTGATTCTATAGAAGGATGGGCGGACGCAATTAAGATGTTAGTAGAATCTTATTTTGGGATAAAGTCATCTACACCGATATTTGATTTTTCGGATATTAGACAAAAGGGTGCATTATTAGTTACATCAGGTGGAAAAGCACCGGGACCACAACCATTAAAAGATTGTATACATAATATTAAAAAAGTATTAGATGCAAAATCTGACGGAGAAAAATTATCACCTATTGAGGTTCATGATATTGTTTGTCATATTGCAGATGCGGTATTAGCGGGTGGTATTAGAAGAGCAGCACTAATTAGTTTATTTAGTGCGGATGACAATGAAATGATTTCATGTAAATCTGGTAATTGGTGGGAATTAAACCCACAAAGAGGAAGGGCTAACAACTCAGCAGTATTACTTAGACACAAAATCACAAAAGAATTCTTCTTAGATTTGTGGAAGAGAATCGAATTATCTGGGGCAGGTGAACCAGGAATCTACTTATCAAACGATAAAGATTGGGGAACTAATCCTTGTTGTGAGATTGGATTGAGACCATACCAATTCTGTAATTTATGTGAGGTTAATGCTTCGGATATTGAATCACAAGAAGATTTCGAAACTAGAGTTAAAGGGGCAGCATTTATTGGTACATTACAGGCAGGATATACAGACTTCCATTATTTAAGAGATGTATGGAAAAGAACTACTGAGAAAGACGCACTAATTGGTGTTGGTATGACAGGTATTGGATCTGGAGTAGTTTTAGGTTATGATATGAAATTGGCGGCTAAGGCGGTTAAAGAAGAAAATGAGAGAGTTGCGAAATTAATTGGTATTAATAACGCTGCTAGAACTACAACGGTTAAACCTTCAGGTACGTCATCGTTAGTTTTAGGTACATCTTCAGGTATTCATGCTTGGCATAATGATTACTACGTTAGAAGAATTAGAGTAGGTAAAAATGAAGCAATTTACACGTATTTATCTAACAACCACCCAGAATTAGTTGAGGATGAAATATTCAGACCACACGATACTGCGGTAATATCGATTCCACAAAAATCACCTGAGGGTTCTATTTTAAGATATGAATCATCTTTTGATTTATTAGAAAGAGTTAAAAAAGTATCTCAAGAATGGATTAAACCTGGACATAGAGGTGGACAAAACAGTCACAACGTATCTGCAACGATATCTTTAAAAGAGGATGAGTGGGAATATGCTGGTGAATGGATGTGGGAAAATAGAAAATTCTATAATGGATTATCCGTATTACCATATAATGGTGGAACATACCAACAAGCACCTTTTGAAGATTGTGATGAACAAACTTATGAAAAGATGATGAAATCTTTGAGTAGTGTTGATTTAACTAAAGTAATTGAGTTACAAGATAATACTAATCTTTCTGGTGAGGCAGCTTGTGCAGGGGGAGCATGTGAAATAGTGTAATTATGAATGTAGGTGCATCTAATGATTGGATACAACAATTATATGTGAGGGAGTTTGGACCTAAACTACAACCTAACGAATTCTATTATGATAATCAGGGAAGAATTGTAATGACTGAAGAATATCATAAACGAAGGGGTAGTTGTTGTGGAAGTGGTTGTAAACACTGTCCATATGAACCAAAACATTTAAAAGGAACTAAAAACTTAAAATAAAAAAAGTCGGAGAAATCCGACTTTTATTTTTTATATAATAAAGAAATCATTTCCCTATCCTTTTCAGTGAATTCAATACTATGACTTTTAAGGATGGTATTTTTTTCATTATCTTGATGATCAAAACCCAACATATGAAACATCTCATGTCTAATTGTAATAGGTGTACATTGATGTTTTCTACACTCAACAATATCAATATGAATTTTACTCTTAACAATTCTATCATCAACATGTGATGTATATGTTATACCTGTACAATTTTTTATATCTTTCTCACTCCATTTAAATAATTTAATGAATTCATCGTCAGTTATAAAATAAATCACACTATTAGACAATTCAATAGTGGAAACTATTGATATATCCACAGTTTCTATTAATTTATTAAATAATTCTATACTTTTAATAACTGATAACGAATCCTCTATAGTATAATCACCATACATAAAAATTTTTATATCAGTCTTCCATTTTTCACCATTATCGGTTATATTATTAAACTCATCCATAGTAAAGTTTTTCTGAGAAAAACATAAAATACTATTTAAAAATAAAAGGATAAAAAGTATTTTTTTCATAGTTGTTAAGTATTTATATAACAAATATAGTATATATTTTTTTAACTGCCAAAAAAATTGGTTAAAAGTATGAGAAATTTATTTGAAGAATTAGATAGGATAAAGAATTTAATGGTGTATGAGAAAGGCACACCAATTACTGAAGTAAGTACTAGTGCGGAACCTGAGGGTGATAAACCTGCAGAGAATAAACCAGTAGAAAACAAACCTACAGATAATAAACCAGTAGAAAATAAACCTGCAGAGAATAAAGAACAAAATCAGTCTGTGGATAAGACTGAATGTTTTATAGTAAAGGCGACTGGTAGATTTGTTGTTGACGTACCTACAGGTTCTAAGGCAGTGAATAATTTCTTAAACGCATTTAGACAAATTATTGAATCTAATCCTGAATATAAGAAAGGTTTAGATAGTGGTACTATGTATATTAGGGATATTACCCTTCAAGGTTTTGCTAGTAACTATTATTCTGGTATAGTAGAACCTATTTGGGATAATGATTATTGTAAAAAATGGACAATACCACCTGACACTGGTTATGGTGGGGTTTGTACGGATTTTGAATTTAAAAAATATACTGGTACAAAACTATCTAAAACAAAATATATTGGTAGTCAATCCACCAATACTAAATTAGCGTCTAATAGGGCAAAAAATCTATTTAATTCAATAAAAACTACATTAGACAAAGAAGGAAAAACAATTGGTTTGAGAGTAGACCCTACCACCACCCCGAAATATATTGAGGGTGGAACAATGTATACTAAAGATAACGTTGATGAACAATGGAAAACATTTATTAGTCAAGGTAAACTTAATCCTGGACAAATTGTTGCAGTTACCGCAAATGTTTGTTACACACTTAAAGGTGAAGAACCTTGTTCCGATCCTTGTATGAAAAAAGACGAAGACGGAAAATGTAAATGTCCTGAAGGAATGACGTTTAATGAAGAAACTAAACAATGTGAATGTCCACCGGGAAAAGAAAAAAAAGATTGTGAATGTATTGAAAAAAAGAAAGAACCATGTCCTGAATGTATGGAGAGACTAGTTGAAGGTGGTGAATGTGAATGTAAAGAAGGTTTATTTAAAGGTGCGGACGGTAAATGTTATTGTGATAAAGAAGGTAAGAAGGCACCTGATGAAAATTGTGGTTGTCCTTGCCCTAAATGTATGGAAAAAGACCAAGATGGTAATTGTAAATGTAAAGAAGGTACATTCCAAATAAACGACAAATGTTATTGTGATGCGGCAGGTAAAATACCTGTTTTAGATGATTGTAGTTGTCCAAAATGTCCTGAATGTACAGTATATAATGTAGATAAAAAAGAATGTGAGTGTACAGGTGATTTAGTGAAAAATGATAAAGGTGAATGTGTTTGTCCTACAGATAAACCTGTAAGAGTTTTAGGTAGTTGTAATTGTACACCTGAAAAAAAACCACCTTTAAAGTGTAATTATAATGCAGAAACTAAAGGTGCTAGAGGTGTTAAGGCAAACAACTTCGTAGCAGCATCGGTTAATAGTGCTTTTCCAGTAGGTGAAGGTAATACAATTACAATAAGTTTTGATTCATTAGTTGTACCTGACGCATTTTATGTGAAATACGGTGATAAAGAATTCTTTAGTGGATTTATGGGTGATGTTTGGAACGGAGAATATAAAAATGTTGCCTTAAGTTTAGAGGAAAAAAAGAAAATGATGTATATTCTATCTAAAAGTCAAATACATAAAATAAAAGTTACAAATGATGATGATATAAGTACCATTGACAATATGTCTAGAAACTTTGTTGGTGAATTAATGTATTATAAAGAGAGAGAAGGGTTAGTTGAAAGTATTAATACTGCGATTGGTTCTGTAGGTGGTAAATTAAAAATAACAGATATTTTTAAAGTTGGTGATGGGCAAGCCAAAAAAGTAACAGATGAAATTAAAAATATTGATATTGATACAACAAAAACTGAAAATATCTCAGTTTTTGTTGAAAAATTTAAATCTATAAGGTCTGGATATGATAACATTATGAAGAGAAACGCTTCATTTACAATAGAAAAAGAACAAAAAGATTTCCCAATTAACATATTAGTATTTTCACCATTGGATAGAACAATATTTAATATGAAAGTTGAGTGTAAATAAAATTTTTAATATTTTACCATTTCTTTTCAAAAAATTTATAGTACAATATTTATATAGAGAATGGCAAAGACTAATTATATAAATATTGATTTTCCTTTTAGAGATAGTGACAATGGTTTCTATTTTAAAATGAACAAAACTGATAAGGACGCTATTAGGGCAGACTTATTACATTTATTGTTAACTAATAAGGGAGAAAGGTTATATCTACCAGAATTTGGTAGTGACCTTAAAAAGTTCATCTTTGAACCCAATGATGAAATAACTCATGAACAAATTAAGGACAATTTAAATCAAACTATTATTAGGTTTATACCTAATTTATTGATTAATGATATATCATTTAGAAATGATGCCATCGAAGAATTAATTATTGTGGAATTAACCTATACAGTTACTGAAGGGACTTTCACAAGTACAGATACAATTACATTAACATTTTAAATATGGCTAAAAAAATAGATTACAACGCTAGGAACTTCTCAGATGTTAGACAACAATTAATAGAGTTCATACAAAAATATTATCCAGAAATATTCTCAGATTTTAATGATGCGTCTGTAGGTATGATGTTATTGGAATTAAATGCTGCGGTTGGTGATATGTTATCATTCCATACTGATAGAATGTTTAATGAAACACAAATTAGTTACGCACAGGAAAGATCTTCACTTTTAGAGTTGGCAAGAACTTTCGGATTAAATGTACCAGGTAAAAGACCGAGTATTACGATAGTAGACTGGACAGTAACCAATATACCTGTTAAAGGTGATACATTTGATATAAGTTACGCACCAAAAATTTTAAAGGGTTCACAAGCCACTGGTGCGGGTAAAGTCTTTGAATTAATGGAAGATTCTGATTTTGCATCACCATTTACGACTGGTGGGATACCAAACAGACTAATAGTACCAAACATAGATGGAAGTGGTATAATTCAAAACTATACACTTACTAAAAGAGAAATAATGTTAAATGGTATTACTAAAACTTTTAAAAGAACATTAACGAGAAGTGATTATAGACCATTTTTTGAAATTGTTTTACCTGAAGACAACGTACTTTCTATAGAAAATATCCTTACTAAAGAAGGAACCAATTTAGTAAACCAACCAACAGAAGAAGAATTTAATGACTTTAATTTAAGTTGGTATGAGGTACCTGCATTGGCACAATCGGAGGTTTACGTTATAGATGATAATACAATATCAGATAGAGAGGGAATATCTGTAGGTAAATGGTTAAACGCACCTCGTAGATTTATTAAAGAATTTACAGACAATGGTTTCTGTAAAATTATATTTGGTGCGGGTGACGCAGATACTTCAGAATTAAATAGTTTTGTTGGATGTAAGGGACAAATTGAGAGAATTGGTAAAACAGTTAATAATTTATCTTTGGGTCAAATACCACCAACCAATAACACCATTTATGTAAGATATAGAGTAGGTGGTGGAGAAGATAGTAATATAGGTGTTAATATAATAAACACTTTGGGTACGATAAACGTAGTTATAAATGGTGACTCTTCAGATCTTAATAGAATAATTAGAAATAGTATATCTGTTAATAACCCAATACCAGCATTAGGTGGTAAAGAAGAACCTTCTATTGATGAGGTTAGAAATTTAGTTAGATATAATTTCTCCGCACAAGATAGATGTGTAACTATTAAAGATTATCAGTCTAGAATACCATTAATGCCTGGTAAATTTGGTGTACCATTTAGAACGGGTGTATGGGAAGAAAGAAATAAAATTAACGTTTCAATATTGGCGTTAGATTCTAATTCTAAATTAACCACTGAGGCAACATCAACACTGAAACAAAATATTGCGGAATATTTGGCGGACTATAGGATGATTAATGATTACGTTACAGTTAAAAACGGTAGAGTTATTAACTTAGGTTTTGAAATAGATATATTCGCAGAGAAGTCAATTCCTAGAGGAGATATTATTGCAGGAGTTATCAGTAGTGTTACAGATTATTTTGACATCAATAAATGGGAAATGGGTGATAACATCTATGTATCTCAACTTATAGAAAACATTAATAATGTAGGTGGCGTACTTAACGTAACAGATTTAAGGGTTTTTAATAAAGTTAATGAAAATGGTAAATATTCATTAAATGAGATTGCACAACCTTATATTGATGAGACTACAAGACAAATTGATTTATTGGGTAAATATACTTTATTCGGACAACCTAATGGTATGTTTGAGATTAAATACCCAAATAAAGACATAAAGGTGACAATTTCTACGTCATAATAATTACTTTTCTAAAAATATAGTTAGTTTTATTAAAAAAATAAGTTATGGAATGTAAAACATGTAAAGAAAAAAGTAATAATAAAAAATCACCAAATAGTGATAATTTAGAAATCAACCTAATACCAAAATCTATTCAAGAAGGAGATTATAGTGGTAATTTCTTTTTTAAAATAATTGCGTTTGTAGTTGTAACAATTGCAATACCATTTATAATTTTAGTTTTATTAGGACAAATTTTCATGAATTTCTTTTTCCCAAAACATTTACCTAAAGTCAGTAAAAAATTTAAAGGATTTTTTATTAACATATTAAATAGTTACGCTAAATTTAAATATGATAGGGAAATTAAAAAAAGAGAAAGACAATTTGAAAAAAATGTAGAATATACAGGTAATGTAGAAAAACAAAAAGAAAAGAAAAAAGTAGATGAAGTTAAAACAGAATTTGACGACATTGAAATTTTTGAAAACAAAAAATAAAAAAGTAAAAAAGTGAAATTTTTATGTCTAAATCATATAGAATTAGGACAACACCAGGCGAAGATAATGGATATTTAAAAGTTAATGTTGACTTAACTCAAAACTATGATCATTTAGAAATATTAAGTTTAAAAATCTCACAAAAAGATGAATACCAAAGTTATTGTGCGGAATATGGTGTAATAGCAGGTAGGGTAATCATTAACAATGGGTTTGGTGTACCAAACGTAAGAGTATCGGTATTTGTACCAGTAGATGATGCAGATTTAAACGATCCAGTAAAGTCTGCAATTTATCCATATACAGAACCATTTCCCGATCAAAAAAATAGAAATGGTATAAGGTATAATGTACTACCTAGTAATCAACAAAAATTAGATCACACACCAGTGGGTACTTTTCCTAAGAAAAGACAGGTGTTGGATGATAATACTACATTAGAAATTTACGAAAAATATTATAAATATACCACAACAACTAATACTTCTGGTGATTATATATTATTTGGGGTACCTGTGGGGGATCATTTCCTTCATTATGATATGGATGTCAGTGATATCGGATTTTTATCAGTTCGACCATTTGAATTAATTGATCAAGGGTATAGTGATAACTTATTTAAAGACAGATTTAAATTTAAATCATCAAATAACTTAGATAGTCTCCCACAAATATTTTCAGAAAACATACCAATTAGAGTAGAACCTTATTGGTGTGATAGTTTAAATGTGGGTAGTGGTTTAGGTATAAACAGATTGGATATATCAATAGATAGTTTAGAATTAATACCTACGGCAATCTTTATGGGTAGTATATTTAGTGATGATGAAAAAGATTCACTAAATAAAAATTGTAAACCTGCCCGTGAAATGGGTAAACTAAATGAGGTAATAACGGGTCCTGGTAAAATAGAGGCTATTAGAAGAACGGTAGATGGTAACATTGAAAAATTTACATTTAAAGATAATTCTATTGATGATAATGGTAACTGGTCGGTATTAGTCCCTATGAACATAAGAAAAGTAGTTACTGACGAATTTGGTAACTTAGTACCGTCACCTGATGGTATAAAAGGAGTATCTACTGAAGGTGATTATAGGTTTAGGGTATCTATGGATGCAACATCTAACGACAAAAGATTAAGAGAGAGGGCAAAATACTTAGTACCAAACACTAATAATAACTTCAATTTTAGGGAATATGGAATTAATGAATTAAAAACTAGTTCAGATTTTAAAATAAACCAACAACTATCAACTATAACTGATAATACTCCCTACGCAAATGATTTAACCAATCAATATAACTACTTAGAAGAATTTTATCCATTTAGATGGAAAAAAGTATATACCGTTAAACAGTATATCGGAAGGATGCAAAAAATTGGTGGTAAGAATGGTGACGAGGCTAGAGGATTTATAGGTATAAAGGATATATTAAATGGAGATGGAGTTAATAAATTCCCAACTAATAGATTAGATACTAATTTTAACCCATTATATAGTATTATATGTTTAATATTAACAATATTTGGACACGTTGTAGGTTTTTTAAATGGGATTTTAAATATTATCAATGGTTTAATTACATCAATATGTTCGGTTAAGATACCTGTTGGTATAGGTATAGACTTGAACTATTGTATAAACTTACCGCTTAATATTGAATTGTGTAACAGCGGTAACTGTTCTGAAGATTGTGCAAATAGTGGCGGTTCGTTTTTTTCGTTATCACTTACTATTAGTTGGAGGTGTATATTTAGTAAACTTTTATGTAAAAAATGTAAGGATATATGTGGTGGTGAACCACATAGTTGTTGCCCTAATTCATACGATGAAGGGTGTCCTAGTAATGAAAATATAACTGTTCCTGCTTCTGCTGGTGTACCAGATACTCCAGCATGTTGTTCTAAATGTTGTGTTAAAGTACCATTAATACCACTAAAGTGTGCGGATGAAGGTAAAGAATATAGATTAACATTAATAAAAACTCCGTTTGGGGATGATTCGGGATGTAACGCTCAATTTGTTTTACCATTCAGTTGTAAAAATTGTGGTGGTATACAGACTCCAGGTATTAAAGACTGGGTTTCATGTGTTATGGAACCTGTTGCAGTATTTTTAAGAATGTTAAAATTTGATTTCTATAACGATTGGGTTGGTGGTTCATTATATTTCCCATTAGTTAAAAGAAAGTATAAATTAAAAAAGAGAAAAAGAAAATTCGGACAAATTAAAAAAGATAAATTTTGTGATTTTGATTGTAAGGAAAGAGGTCCGATATTAGGTTCATTCACTAATAATTTTCAAGGTGATCCTACCTTTAAACAATGGAGAATAAAAATACCATCTAACTTTATTTCTGCCCCTACAATAGTACTTAATGATTGTGTGGCTAAAGTAAGATCAAAAAGAGTTACGGATTGGTATGGTACAAATGAAAATGATTTACAAACACCTAATCTTAATTTGGCGGTAAAGGAATTAGAGTTTAAAGGTAAAAACAGTAACTTTGAAGGATGTAAAATAGTATTTAATAATTTCTCCGCATTCCAAAACACATTTAACACATTTGGTGTACAATACGAAATAAAAGATAGAGAAGTACAAGGTGAACATGGAAAACCTGAGTATGTCGAAACAGAAGACGCTGCAGGTAACTCAACATGGACAAATATTGGTGGACACGGTCATCATAGAAATATTTGTGACGACACTAGAATGATGGAAAGAAAAGAATACTTCAAAACATCATTAGATTGTGTTGAATCTAGTAATTATGAACCTTCAGAAGATGAGGCACAGGATGGATTTGGTGATATTTCACAACCAGAGGAAGAAGAACCTGGCATTACTCCATCACCAACTTCAGGATGTCCATCCTACACATGTGCACCTGACTGTAGTACTAATGGTGTTGCACCTTGTATCTACAATGAAACTGAATATAATAATTTTAGTAAGTTAATAAATCACGGTTTAATTAGTTGGGCAGACGGTAGTAT